ACACCTGTCATTCCGGCAACTTTTTCCTGTGTCCAGCTTTTTTTGATTCTCAGGTCCACAAGCCACCTATTGTCCATCGGTGCACCTCCTTCTGTGAATCTATATCACAATTATAATGTGAAATCTGGGCACAGTCAACATAAATTTTGTGAACCTGTATAACATTTTTATTTTTGGGAAAAAACTATTTAAACGTGACGTATTATCACATATAATATATATTGAGGTGATTTGTTTTGTCTGTAACAGGGGACAGATTAAGGGTGTTGAGAAAAGAGGCTGATTTAACACAAGAAGAATTAGCCCATAGAATAGGCATAAAAAGGGATAGATATGCAAAATATGAAACCGGTGGGAGTCCTTTAGGTCAAAAATTAATTAATGATTTTGCTAATTTTTTTAACGTCTCCACCGACTACCTTCTTGGCAACTCAGACGATACCGAATCCAACCAAATCGTAGATCATGAGATATTAAAAGAATTGGAAGAGGCAACGAAGGAGATGTATAAAGCCATAGCTCGCTATTTAAAGATAGCTAATCACCTTAAAACAATAGAAAAACATTCATCGAAAAGGAAATAAGTCCCAATAGATTTTAGGAAAATTCTGACTTTTAATTATGTAACATTTTACCTACAATGGTATTACCGCCTAGTGGCGGAATATCGTGTAGGGGGGAAGCAAAGTGTTAAAGTGCGTTTGTATCAGCGAAGAGTTGGCGGTGGAGTGCTTTTGCAATGGCGGAATACTTCTCATAAATGCGTCCCTGTCTAATAAAAAGATTCTGGAGATAATAGAGAGTCACCTTGACTTGAAGCAGGATAACCATCTGAATAGCGAAAAATAACACAAGGTCGGTTTGGAGCTACCGCCGACTTAAATAAAACCCTCCCGCCCGATCATGTCTCCAGGGCGTTAGGCGTGAGACATAAAGGGAACCTCACAGAAAAGCTCTGTGGGGTTCTTTGTTTTAATAAATAACTACAAGGAGGTATTACGTGGAAGATAAATCTAAAGGAAATATTAAGCTTACAGATGGGGCAAAGATATTTATCACATCTCTTGTCTTTATTTTTGTTGGCTGCGTAATTATTATCGTATATTCGCTTATTCCGTATGAGCCAAAACCACAGCCCAGTAGCGGTAGCCCCGCTGTACATTATGAATACAAAACATTGACAGTTGATTATGAAGGAAAATGTGATTTTTCCGAAATGCTGGATGATAAATGGCAGTTGACTGGTATTCAAATAAAAGAAAATGAGACAAATTTTAAATTCAGGAAAAACACTAATTGAGGTGAACATATGAGAGGCCACATACGCCCAGGTAAAAGTAAAAATTCATGGGAAATTATTTATGACGCTCCACGGGAGCAGGGCCAGGAGCGCAAACAGAAAAGCGTTACCTTTAAAGGCAAACATTCGGACGCAGAAAAGAAACTCCGGGAAATTCTGCGCCAGATTGACCAGGGAGCGTATGTAGACAATGAAAAAATCACCGTTAAGCACTTCCTGTCAAAATGGCTGAAAGAATACTGCAAGCCTACCCTCACCCAAACCACCTATGACAGCTATGCTATTGTGGCAGGAAAACACCTTACCCCGGCCCTTGGGAAGCACATTTTAAATAAGCTGAAGCCACTTCATCTGCAATCCTATTATACAAAGGCTCTGGAGAGTGGCCGCTTAGACGGCAAAGGGGGCCTGTCTGCAAAGACCGTCCACTCGCACCACAGAATCATACACAAGGCCCTGGAAACTGCCGTCAAATGGCAGCTTATAGGCCGTAACATTGCCGATGCAGTGGATCCCCCAAGGCTTGAACAATATGAGGCCAATGTTTACGGAGAAGAAGAAGTCGGTAAACTTCTCAAGGCTGCGGAAGGTACACGCCTTTACGTACCCATACTGCTGACCATTGGGACAGGCTTGCGCCGGGGGGAGGTTTTGGGGCTTCGCTGGAAGGATGTTAATCATGAAAATAAAACAATAGCGGTCAACCAATCCCTATTATCAACAACAGAAGGACTTCAGTTTAAGTCTCCCAAAAACAAAAAAAGCCGGAGACTCATAACCGTGCCGGCTTCTGTGTTTGACGAATTAATTAAACATAAAAAGGTTGCACAAAATAAGGATAGACTTGCCTGTGGCAAAGCATATATTGACAATGATCTAGTGTTCTGCCGGGAGGATGGATCCGCATGGCACCCCGGAACATTCAGCCACAATTACCAAGACCTTTTAACCGCAAATAATTTTCCTTCTATCCGGTTCCATGATTTGCGGCATACTCATGCCTCGCTATTATTAAGGCAGGGCGTACACCCTAAAATTGTGTCTGAGAGATTGGGACATAGTCAGATAGGTATAACCTTAGACATATACTCACACATCCTCCCAGGGATAAAGGAGCAGGTTGCTCAAGACCTGGACGAAGCCTTATTTAAAAAGGTCAAATAGTATCCAACATATCCAACAAAATATCCAACGAAGTTTTAAAATAGAGTGAGTTAGGGTGGACTGAAGTAGAGTAAATTCTTATATAACTGAAGGGTTAAGGGTTATATTGAATTGTAGTGAAAACTGTGGCGCAGAACTTAGGATCCAGTGGGAGTGATCTCGTGGAGGTTCAAGTCCTCTCGCCCGCACCAAGGCTTTCCGGTTTCGGAGGGTCTTTTTTATTTGGGGCCATCCAACGAAATATCCAACATGGGGAAAATTTTCCCTCATTTATTCTTATTCTTCTTCCTATATAAATAGAACCTTTCCGATCATATCGTTGACCTCACCAACATGATCAACCCCACCGGGAGAAAAAGAAAAGCCCTGCTAGGCAGGGTCACTTCTATAGATTACGTCCTCATCATCAAATTCCGGCTTCTCGTCCTGTATCTGAAAGTCAATCACTTCCCCAACATCTTCTCCGTGCTCAGGGCTAAATTTAAACTCCACTTCAGCAATGCCCCACCTGCCATCGTCAAGCTGGCGTATGTATGTTTGACGGCTCACTCCCCCACCTCCACGTCTATTCCTTTGGCTTTGAGGGCGGCGTGTGCTATGTATTTAGGGGCATCCCCACAAAGCACCCTCCAATCGGTGCATAACTCAGTGCAAAATTGCCTCCATTCGCTAGAAGAAAAGGATTCTCTGGCCTTCTCCACCGCTTCCCATGCTGCGGCTATATCGGAGGAATATTTGGGCAGTTCGTCCGCAAGGTAGGATTTTGTTGGTCCTTCCCACCAATATGTCAGCGTGTTAGAGTGAGGATGTTTTGCCCACCCCACGATCTTCTCAGCCACCAACTCATTGATTTTATCCAGGTTCATTTTGGGCCTCCTTCCTAAGCATTGTTTTCCAAACACGGTTTCCCCTAATATTTTAACCGCTTCATCATCACCAGAGATACCGAATTTTTGAGCCAGAATATTGATAAATTCGTTTTCGATTAGTTCTTTGGTGGCTTGTTCGTTCAAGGTTTTTCCTCCTTCCTGCTCTCAATAAACCTGCGCCGCTCTGCCTCATATTTCCTGTTCACGCTTGCCTTGGTTAAATCCTTGGCCTCAACACCCCGGCCGCAATGGGGGCAGCAGGGAAGCATGTCGCCGCCCCGGTAAGTCTTTTCCAGTTCCCTGACAGCTAGAAGGTGAGGCTTCCAGTTTAATAATTCTCTGCGCTGATTCAGAAGGCTCTGCGCTTCTTTATTGAGTTTATTCATATCATAGGCTAAATCTTTCATTGCTTCGTATGGATCAACAACCGACCCGCATTCAGTACAAAGTATTTCTCTGTTCTGGGTGTCAACTTCAAAGCGCCTATTTCTACATGTGCATTTCTTATTTTTGTCGTGGGTAATACGGAGTGCCGTAATGGGGATTATGTTGTCAGGTAGTTTTTCGTCCACTGCTTTTTTCCTCCTTCCTGCGGTCCCTCCGCAACTTCTCCAATGCCGCTTGCTTCAGCCATGTGCTGACGGACATTTTAGACGATGCCGCCGCCTTCTGGATTTTTTCTTTTAATTCATCGTCTGGATACAGGTATAGGCGTGGTTGGTTTGGCATGATTATATCCTTTTTCCTCCTTATATGCGTTTCAATATCTCTAAATACATAGCAGTTAATGAAGCAAGTAACACACAAAGCATAAAGATTGCAAAAACCCAGGGTATAAACTTATTTTTTATGTCGTGATACTTTTTGTATTTACGATCAAGATTCCATTCCCATTCCTTGATTTTGTCGCCAGCAAAAGATACAAAAAATACAATTCCAATCAATCCAGCCATGCCACCTATTAAAATCAAAAATGATACTATATACTTCACATCTAAAACCTCCTTTATTAATTACTAATATTATAATTATACACCCCCTTTACACCCACAGTCAACCCAAAAGAAAAACCCCAGCCGAAGCCGGGGGGTAAAATAATTTTCATAAATGAAGGAATTTTTAGAAAACAATAGAAATATAAATTTACTCGTTTGAGCATTGCTAGGAGCAATCACCTTTACCTTTCTTGAGAGTACGAACATTGCAGCCTATGGCAAGGGGTTAATTAATGTTTCCGTACCCCTGGAAGGGAGGTGAAAAGGCTATGACGGTTTTTGTCGTGCTCTCCGTTCCGCAAACCAAATGCGGTAGCAACCCTGCCCTACCAGACTGCAACTATTGCGTCTATGGGCGAGGCTGCCAGGAAGCCCAAAAAGCAAAAACCCTCAGAGTGTCGGCTCTGAAGGCATAGGCTTGGGCGAGTTAGGCAGGGGCGCTATATGCGTCCTTGTCTATTTATTTATAGTATATACTGTATTGACGTCAAAATACCTTTATTTGTTTTTGAATTACATATATAATATGTGTGACAGGCATTTGCGCAGACGACCGCTCAGGGTATTAAACTGAGCCACCGGCCCTCACCGAAAGGTGGGGGTTGGTTCGTTTATGAGCACCCCCTATATTCTTTGTCAATAAAGGGTTTGAAGCTATTTTAGGGGACAAAAACAGGCAAAATGAGCTTGCCTATTTCCCTATCACTGAGGGCACCTTCTTCATGCCCAGGCTGCCGGAAATTGCCCAAAAGACATTCTGTAGCAGAACGGGAATCTCCTGGCTGGTAGCGAACATATAACAGATAGTCCCCGTCACAATCAAAAAGCCGCCCACCAGGGCAGCGTCCACCATGTCAAATTTCTTTTCCAATTTCTTGCGCCTCCTTAAATTTATTTTTACTGGGTACTCTTTACCCTCAAGGGGATCACCCCCCTATCAAATGAACCCCGTAGTCTTCCCCAGCGGCCCCCGGCACACCCGGGGGTCCTTCTCCTCCTTAAAAATACCAAACATATAGAGTATTGCCATCCTGCATAAACCATGCAGTATTGCTACCAATGTGTTCAACGCTTAATATTTCCACACCCACACCCCCGGCTATTTACTCAAGTCCATAGGTGCATCCCACAAACGAGCACCACTTATCCCCTCGCTTATTGCCTAGCAGCTTGGCTCCACACTTAGGACAATACTCATTAATCCAATCACCGATTAACAAATCATCGAAACATGTCTTACTCGGCCCTACTGCCATTTCCAACACCTCCAAAATAATTTCAATCACATGGGACACCCCTTAAACCATTTCTGGGGCCAGGAGGCCTCCAGCATTTTTAATGACCTGGCGAAGCCTACGGTTTTCCTCCGCCACCTTCTGGGTTTCCCTGCTAATCTTTAAGAGTCCAGCCACAACAAAAGCCTTATTTGCTGGCTCCTCCGGCTTATGTTCACCCGCCTGAATCAACCCGGCCTGTTCCGCTACCTGCATAACCTCAATCTCCCATTGTTCCGGCACTGTTTTTTCCTCCTTCGTTGGTTCGTAAAAAATAAAATAGTTGAGTGATTGCTGCCTGAAAATGTCATAGCTTGCCTTGGTCCTCGTTTCCGAATTTGGATCGTTGACAAGGATCTGATCGCCACCCTCCGACAACCCCCACAGTAGGATGTAATGACCTATTGTGGTGAAATATCCAGGCCCCATGCTTGCCACGACCAGAGCACCCTTTTTAAGGGCCTCAATGGCTTCGTTGGTCAAACTGGTCTGTTTAAATTCCAGACCATACTTTTTCGCCGCAAAATCAAAGAATCCCCAGGCAACACCATTATTGTAGGTGCGATAAAAGTTATCCACGATCACCGTGGCCACATCGGGAGGCTTTATGTTCTGGTCCAGAAATGTGGCCAGCACCATTGCGAAGGATGCAGCTCCGCAGCCTGAAGTTGCAATCGTTTGTTTGGGGTCCCCGTGACTGCTAAATGTTATGTATCCCCATCGGGTATCGTATTGGAGATAGTGAATAGGTTTGGTTGTCCGCATCGAATCACCCCCTTCTCTCAAGCAGGTTAGCCACCAAAAGCAAAAGGGACAAAATACTTGTCCCCATTAGGCCCATGAACCAATATTGAAACCTGTCCAGTTTTTTTTCCATCCTAACTGCCCCTTCCTGTAAGCTTTTAATTTCGGTTTCAGTTCTAGTCAGCCTTTCCCGAACTTCAATCTCAGTCAATGTTCCACCCCCTGGCAAAATTTCTGCCCGACCCTAAGACTTTTTTCTCATTTCCGAAGTGTCAACTTTTCATTGCCCTTTTTACAGGCTTTTGTGATATTCTGATTATGCAGGTATGGGTGGTGACTCACCCACCCCGTTAGGGCCACCCCCGGCGGGGGCCTGCTGCCGCAAAAAGGAGAGATTGTAACTTGAAATACTTCTTTGGACTTATTGTCTTTTCCGCTGCAATCGGATTCATATTCCCACCATGGAACAACTTTTTAGACTCCGCATGGCTTACCTTTTGGCTCGTAGTTGTCCCGGCAGCCGCATCATTTGTTTGGTGGTATGAGAGAAAAGAGCAAAGAAAAAATTAGCGCAGGATAATTCCAGAAGCCTTATCGCTGCGCTGTAGTTGATTCTTTTTCTCCGTATTTAGCTTCAGTTGTGACTTTGGCTTTTCTTCCACAACAAAACCCTTCCGCTTTAACCCATCGTAAACCTTCATTTGTGCCTCCACCGGCTGGTCTACGATGCTTGCCAGCGCTACGGTTTTTAACTGCATTTCGCGTAACTTGGCCTTTTTCTCAGCCGCACCCATGCCCGACTTTTCGATTTCCCTCATAACTATTCGATTGTCACCAATCAAATCAGCCACCTTACCGTACAGCTTCCGCATTCTCTCGTCCTGGGTTTCCAAAGTACTGCCGGTCTGTTTTATGTCGGCCCTCATGGTGTCGAGTTCTTTCTTTCGCTCATAGAACTTTTGGGTCACATCTTGACTGTAGGCCGGGTCTGCGGTAAACATACGAGCAAGCGCATCCTTAAGAGAGCCTTCGGATGTTGCCGGAATGCCAACCTGGCCGATAATTCCCAGATAAGAGCTTGCAATATAATCAATCTGTTTTGGAGACACGTTGAACCTTTGCCCAATGGCCTTGGATATTTTACTTGTCTTTTCATCATACTGCTGGCCCGGACTCATGTTTTCCATATAGCCCGGTACAATCGGCCTTCTGGCGAAGTCTTTGTTCGCCGGAATATCAGTGATTAACGGACTTGCAATGTTATCCGTCAATGGGTTAGGGGGTAAGAAGCTGGCTTTCACCGTATCCGCGAACTTATAAAAAGCATCAGGATCATGCTCTTTAAACTGCCTCAGTGTCCTTTCAACCAACGCACCAAATATTACCCCGCCCTCTCTTGGTTTTGGCAGCTTCAAGAATGTGCCATTTGGCAATGGAACGCAGAAGTTTGTGTCCTTTACCCAGTTGCTTAGTTTTTGGTAATTAGGATTGTCGTGGTTCATGGCATACAGGGCTAAAGTGGGCATGGTCACAGCGGCAAAGGTTTTGGTAATTGCCGCAAGGGGCCTATCCTTGTATGTGCGCCCAAACTTATCTATGCCCTGAATGGCCGCTCCGAAATAGGGTACAAAAGCATCCAGGAAATTTGATATTTCGGCCGATCTTGTTTTAGAGAAGTTAACCGTTATGTCCTTACTTTCAAACAGTGCCTTGCTCCTGGTCGCGTAGGTATCGCCCTCCTGCCGCAGAATGCGCCGGTATTCTCCCAGCCTTGGCAGGGTTTCTGTCACATCTGCCAGACGCTCCAGCCATGTAAACGGCACGTTTAAGATCCTCCGGGTATATTCCACCGGGTTTTTAATGTTACTTAAATCGTAATAACCAGGTGTCAATTTTGCCTTGGTAGTACGCAACAGGTTAACGTCAGCACTGACGGCGGTAGCATGACCACCGCCCATAGCCCTGTAGGACTTTGCCGCAGCCCTATTGCCGACAATATCAACCAATGCTCCGACAATGTCCCCGGCCCACGTCATAGGGTTATTGGTCGATTTTGACGCTACATAAGACATTGGCAGGTCGCGAACAATATTGCGCCCTAGGCTAAATATTGGGTTGATGCCTGTGGTCAACAGTTTCATTTTACTCGTAATAGAACGGGCACCCTCAACTACCATGTTCTGCGCTGGCGTTGAAAGATTGGTTAATGCCTCCAGTAATGGCAGATCGTTAATCCGCACATTTACCCTCTCACCATTTACCCTGGCAGCAACGATATTCTTCATATTGAGGTTGGTGGTCTTAGGGTCAACCAGTTCACCAAATACCTTCATGCCGTCCGGGTCTTGGCGCATCATCGAAATAAGTCGCTGAGCAACCTCGTTGCGCTTTGCTGCTTTGATGTAGGCCGGTACCCGTTCGATAAGAGTTTCCAGAGACTCAATAGTTTTGCGTTCTGATCCCTGTGCGCTCTTAATCGGGTTGGGTTGGTCTACAAAAGAACTCCGGGCACCCGTGGCACTGGTAACGCCCATTTCAACATCGTCTAAAAGACGCTGCAAGGGAATATAGTCCTGATACTGCTGCCTCATGGCCTGCCATTGTGCTTTTGAGATCATGCCAGTATCAACAGCCCACTTTTCACCAAAGTCCTTGATCCATTTAGTGTAATCCTGTGCTGCCTGGGCCATCCACGGATGAGTACGGTCGTATTGTGCAACCTTTTTACTGGCCAGAATTTCATTCATGTTTAGAGCTTTAGGGTAGACCTCCAGGCCCTGTGTTTCCCATGATTTGAAATGCTTCAGCTTTAGGTAGTCCTCAAACTTGCGCCATTCACCTTTTGGCACCTTTTTAACTATCTCCATTAATGGTGCGCCGACAACGTTACCCTGAGAATCAACCATACCCTTAGTTAAAACGTGTTCTGCTATAGTTTCAGAGTTGCTGGCATTATGGGCAAGAATAAAAGTTCGCTCGTTGTCAGGTAGGTTTCTGCCAATGTTTTTCGAGTACAACTTGTCAACGTCATTTAATCTGTTGCGGCCATCCACCGTCTTATAATAGAGAGTCTTTATTTTGTTAGCCACATTAACTGGGGCAAACCTCTGCAACAATGGTTCCCTGTCGGCTTTTGCCGTGATTGTCTCAATGGTGTCCGGTAGCTTCAGGCTTGCCGGGCTGATGCCGGGAGGTAAAGGTCGGGAACTTTTTATCTGGTCCCCAATATCCATACCAGTATCAAAAGCATCCTTCTCGGCCTTTCTTGACGCTCCGCTTCTCATTAGTTTAGACAGTCCTGCTTTTACCCCCATAAAAGCCAGTTCCCCGCCTGCGCCTACCCCGGCCCCAACAGCGGTCCGTTTTGCAACTTCCGCTGAAGTATCACCTTCATTAATTCCCCGAACACCTTCATAGCCGCCTACAGTTGCAGAAGCCGGTAAAATTTTAGTGAGCAAACCTCTACTTGCCGGCAATGCCTCTTTGACAAGAGATATGCCCCTGCCAATAGGAAGGGCCGCCCCGCCCAATTCACTACCTGCAGCCAAGACTTTTTCCGACAAGGTTTCAGGCTGAGTTGGAACAAAGGGTTGAAATCTGCCACCGGTTAATTTGGAGATACCACGTTCTAAACCGCCACCCTTGCCCAAGAAGCCAGCCGATACACCTTTAAGGGCATTGTCAAGGTTAATGTCCACGGCACGGGAAAGCTGTTGCGGTATAGACCGCACCGGTGGGGCACTGGTCGGCTCCACGGATTCAAAAACGCCCTGCTTGACCAATGCGTTAGCGTCTAGCGTGGGGCGTTTTATGACCGGGGCAGGTGCCGGAGCAGAGGGAGGTTTCTTTAGCTGACCTCTTGCCTTTTCTCCAAGACTATCATAGCTAAGCGATCCCTCATTTACTTTTTGCTGTAAATGCTGCTGTGCCCATTTAGGTATCGCCATATTATTACCCCCCGTAGTTATTCTTTACATACATGGTTTTCCACGCATCATACAATTGAGCATAATTTGACATGTCAGAAAGCAGCCTTGAGTCATTTTGCACCTGATTAGTAACCCAGTCATTCATATTTTTACGACTAGTTTCTTCCTGTCCAGCCGTTAAGCCACCATTGCTCCCCGTACTATACGGCTCATTGGCCGAATGCTGATAGTTAGCCGTCTGCGCCTTAATCTGGTTAAGTTGCGCCAGGGCGGTGTCATAATCCAGGGAGCCAACATCCACCTTTTGCTGAAGCTGTTTAGCCTGTAGCTTCAATGTTTCAGGCAGGAAGGAATTCTGTATCTCCTGTGCAGCACTGTCAAGCGCCATCTTCCTGTTTGACAGAATTTGCGACTGCATGTCCGGGTTACTGCTTGACTTGCCCCAGTCAAACTGCTGCCCGGCCAGAGTTCTTGTTCCCCCCATGTCCCCGGTCAACTGCGACTGTTGCAGGTTATAACTCCTGTTGGCATTGTACTGGTCAATCATGCTCTGCATGGCCTGGGCCTCTACATCAGCCTCAGCCGCCGCCACATCGGAAGCATAACCGCTTTCAACATTCGCCCTCTGGCTTTCAATACCAGCAAGGTTAGAAGCCTCCTGCCTATCCAGCGCCCCTATCTGTCCCTGTAAACCGGCATTGCGGTAAACCTCCGGCATGGCCCCAGCTGCACCCTTTATGCCCCTGGCTGCCATGTACTGAGCAAAGTTCATAGCCCCCACATCTGATGCCGCCGCCGCCTGGTTCCGCTTGTCGTAATAGGTCGGGGCAACATTAGACTTTTCAGTATCCAGGGAGGACAGGGCGGTGTTTCTGGCCTTGTCCAGTGAGGCCATGCGGCTTGCCCGCTGGGCTTCTTTGAGTTGGTTGATGTATTGGGTGGGGTCGTATTGCTCCTCGGGCTGGATTTCTGGTTCGATGGGTGTTTGCATGCCCTGAAAAGCACTTACAGCATCTCCAAGCGGCACGTATTGACCGTTCGGTGCTTGAACATCCCGAAACGGCCACTCGCTTTGAGCTTGCGGATTTGTGAGTAAGTCAACATATCCTTGTCCATTATAGGTGTTCTTTACGTTGGTCTGTGGTGTACCGGGGACGATCATTCCCTGCTGTCCAGCTACTCCACCCGTAATTCCGTATCTCTTGCTATAAGCATCGCTGTTAATTTTTTGAATTTCCGCACCGCTTTTACCTGCTGTTGCGCTACCGCCCATAATTTACACCCCCGTTCTAAAATCTCTCCATGAAAAACGGTCAACCCCTGTGAGGTCAAATTCTTCTTTCATGATCTCGTAGAATTTAACATCATAGAGCTGACCGTCATAGAGCTTGGCATCTTTTTTAAATATACCAACGATACGCCCCCCGTAGGAGGTTACAACATTGTCATAGACAGCTTCTGCAGGGTTTCCCACTATTACAAAGAAGGTGATTTTGTTTACTCCGAATTTTTTATAGAGGGAAACAAAGAAGTCGTGTAGGTCTCCGGTAAACTCCTTGCTTTTTGAATCAAACTTAATAACTTGCAGTTCATACGCAGCGTTTGTTTCCCGGTTTATTTTGACGCTAAAATATCCTACTACGTCACCATTATCCAGACTGACCATTTGAATCATTTCGTCTGAATTTTGATATATCGGGATAAAGTATTCAATAAATGAACTGCGGCTATAAAATTTAAAACGGTCCCGAAAGACCGTTTCTCTGAACCTCTGATTTAACCTATCAGCATGATAAAAAGCTGGATCTAACATACCTTTCCCCCTTTTTGGGCAAATAAAAACACCCCCGAAGGGTGTTATTGTTGCTGACTTATCTGGTTTAGCATCTGTTCTAATAAAGCATTTTTCTCTGGTGATTGCCCCCACCATTTATCGCGTTCGCTTTTTTCCACATATTCAATCATCCACTGCGGAGCGCTAATTGTTTTTAATACTTCTTTTTGTTTTTTTGATGCACTTAATTCTGCTCTTTCAATAGAATCAATTTTGTTATTATAGGTTTCTAAGCAGTGCCATGTCTCATGCATAAGCATAGCGGCCCACCATGCTTTGTCTGCTTTTCCATAGTCAGAAGGAATATTAATTGCCATGTCTTTTCCCTGTGTTAATGGGCCTATAAATGAATCATTCAGCACTATCTTCCTGACATACATCCCAACAAACTTATAATCTTCCGGGTCTCTATCCTTTAGTAACTGCAGAGCATCCCGCATAGCCTTTTTAAAAGCCGCATCCCCCACAATCTCAATGTCTGTAAGCGCATCCCCCTGTGAAGCGATATAGGCAGTGCCTGTTAGACTGTCCCACCCCACAGTAGCCCCCATGGACTCGGAAACCGCCCTCAGAGGTACAAACACTCGCCCGTCAATTAGTTGGGGGCCAGGGGATGAAATAAGGAGCTTACCGTTTATCCAGACGTTAACCGATTCATTATCGGCAAAACCAACTCCCCCGGCCATCATCCCAACAAAGAAGGTCAAGACCAGAAGGACACTGTAAAGTCTTTTCTTCATGCAAATACCCCCTTTGCCACTATTATACAGCATCGGGGGTAAATTGAAATAGGGGTTGGGGAAGTGTCAACTTCTAAGGTGGGTTTTTACACCTTATGACGTGGCAATATATTCAATGCAAAATGTTAATGTCGTGTTATTTTGAACCTGTGCCGGCTGTAAATTCGTTTGAATGGCGTTATCCCGTTCAAACGCTAATCTACAGTAGGTTGTATTAGGCATAGCTGCGCCAATTAGCCTTTTTTCATCTGCCGCATGATCAATATACGAAATACCACCAAAACTGACAGCGCCTAAATAATCAATAAATACAGCAAATGGCAAGCCGCCAATCCTAACATCTCCAGACATAGCCGCATCTTTTGCAGATAGTGTTATCATCCCAAAACATGTGACCTTGTTGTTTATCTTAATATATGTGCCAGCTTGTGTGACGTAAGTGTGTGCACCTGCTGTAGTACTACCATATAAGGTTGGGGTCCAGTTTCCATTTTTAACTATTAACCCATGCGCCCCATTTGCGTCCGTCACCAAATCTGCCAGATGAGCATCGCCTTCCACTAGATGTGTCGCATTAAACCACGCCACAAAATCAGCGCCAAACTTATCAAACAGAGCTTTTAGCTGAGTCGCCGTCAATCCTCCAACGTCATTAGGTAAATTGTCCAGCGATGCTATATTATTTGTTACTACACTACATGTGGTAAAAGCCACGGGGCTCACCTCCTGTTTCTTACCTCACCGCCCGTTCTTGCCGGTATTGTTACAGAAAGAACCGTGGCGGTGTCAGTGTCATTGTTTGAAATAATCAACTTGAAATAGTCAATCTTCTTAGCCTTAATCTTGAACTTAAAGGGCTGCGGGCTGTAGTTGGTTTCAAACGAAAAGGCCGCAAAGTCCATATGTTCAAATGTGCTAAGCGAATACTCCGCTGTATAGGTATCGTTTTCTCCATTTCTGTCTGTCTGATAGGTTATATCTATATGGGTTTTAATCCTCGGGAGAATAGTCACGAAAATACGCTGGATAAATTTTCTTAGCCATTCCACGCCGAAGTTAAAGAAGCCCATCTCCCAACTATCGGTTATTGTAGTGCCGTTGTATGTCCTCAAGGTCTCGTCAAACCGCATGATCTGCCCTGCCGTAGTGCCGAAATACAATTTGTCCTCAACTAGGCAAAAGCATGTCGGGGTGTCTGTCAACTCAAGAATGTGCCAGGTATCCGTTCTGTAATTAAGCACCCATATTGTTGTACCGACACATATCCAATACTGCCCCTTGTCGCTCCAATCGACGGTCAATGCTGTGGTTAAGTCAACTACGTCCAGATCATTCTGTACCCGCTTGCTTATCCATTGGGCATTCTTTTCATTCATGACATAGGTACTTACCCACTCATAAATACCCTTCCAGATTGTAAAGGGATTGTTTCCGATAATCTGCGTCTGCCCCTTGGCTACGTTTCCAACTTTGGAGTTCATGGGGTATACAGGGAATAAGGCTGTTACCGCCCCGGTCGTAGCATCCCTGTAATCTTCTTCCTCTGAATACCAGGCCGAAGCCTCCGAGGAATCGCCGGATGTGAAAATAAGCTGCTTATTATACTGAGTGCAGATGTCGGTTATCTCATATTCCCCAACGTCTGATTCTGCGAACTTGGGCCAGAACGAAGGGTCACTTGCCCCGGCCATCGTCACGCCTGAAGGGTAACGGGTGGCCTTGTGGTCAGGGTTTCCAAATACCCAGTACCGGGCGTAATAAACACCGCCATAATAGCGGTTCTTGACGATTGTGTCGCGGTCGCCGGCAATGGTTTTTGTCCAGGTTATGACCACATTGTTTACTCCTGTGGCCGGAGCCGCGACAAAGGTTACTGTACCATTAGCCAGACTTACGGTGTAGTCGGTTGTGACCGTTTTTAGTACGCCGCCGACATACACCGTATCAACCGAGCCAATGCCAAGTTCAGCCAGCTGGTAGACAGTGGCTGTGTTGTCACCGCTAAACTTTTGAGTTTTCTTCCCGGTCAGGTAGTTAATTGATTCAAGTATTGTCCCGCCACCGGCCGGAGGCGCTGCGGTGTAAACTGTCGGGACATACCCGGCCACACTGGCAATACTGCCGGTTCCAGCCCAACTAAACAGGTCGGTGCCGTCCATGATGTAAACCGTGTTATTGGACACAAAAAAAGTGGTCGGATTTGCGTCCGTTACCGCTCCCAGGTCTGTATTTGCTCCTGTTGACAGGTTATGTTCGTACACATGGCCATTGCAGGCGAATATGAGGTGTGATGTGCCGCTTATGGAGCCATACCACATACCATTAATGTCGTGCGCTCCCAGGGTGGCGAAAATCTGGACGTAGCCGGGGGTCTTTTGTAGTTTATAATCATCGGTTATAATCCAGTTTGTCATGGTAGAGGCTTCGCCAAGCTGGAGGAGTGTTTCTGTGGCTGTCTTGTTTACTCCCAAGAATTTGTCTAGAGTGTATGGGGTTAACTGAGCCATGTATCACCACCTCACTTAATTCCAGCAATATCATAAACATCCGCTATGGACTGAGGGGCCAAAGGCCGCTCTTTCATATCCTCGCTTTTCAGTTCCGCATACTTCTGTCTGCATCTCTGCGCCAACTCGCTGTTCTGGTCGGCCATTGCGAAATGTTCAGCTAAATAATAAGCCCCAGAAATTGAGGAGGATTCGTTTATTTCCAAGGTTTGGGTTAACACCGTAATTTTTGTAGGAGTAGGTTTATAGGTAATCTTTAAGACACCCTCAAACGCATGGTTGATGTAAAGGTCTTTATTGTTTTCCCACCTGTGATACAATCCGCTCTGTGGGTTTTCCTCGGTAATTTGGGTTATTGAATTGAAATTTGTTGGCATGTCATATTTCACATATTCCCCATACTCCGGCACTCTCGCACAGGTGGGAAAGGCCGCTTTAAACAGTGCAAAGTTATAGAATTGGTAATAATAAGAACCGGAGAACCTTAACCGGGTCTTACTGCCGGTTGCCGTGATAATTCCCTTTATTCTGGACGGTTCTGTCAGTGCGGAAATGGTAATCAGGCCGGTAAATGCCGTTTCTGAACCATCATCCTGAATGTACTTACCTGAAACATTCGCCCACGCCCCGCCAACGTATTCCTCAACATAGACCTCGCCCTCGTTGTCAACTGTGAAATTGAAGGAGTTGGCTACCTCGCTTGTTTCGTAGGTTTTGTCCTCGTCAAAGTGTTCCTCGATGCCGAATTTTTCACCCAACAGGTTGGTCATAGGTCGCCGATTAATGGGTATGGTGTTGAACAGTGACCCCTTTTTGGCATATTCATGCTGCCACAAGTCCAGCAGGTACGGGGCACGGTATTTATACTCTTTTATTTGGGAATCAACGATTGTCCCGATGTCCGAGAGTTCGTCTAAGATTGCAATCGCTTGGTTAAATATCTCTGTGCCGGTATACATATCATCACCCCTTGGCGTAATACCCTATCATTTGGCCGCTTGTAAGCGTGATTGAACTCCATTTTCCGTATATGATTGCACCCGCCGGAATGCTTGTAATGCTCGACAATGTTGCATTAACGGCCCCACTCACATCAGCCTGAGAAGCAACCACTGTTGCGGCCATTGCCTGGAGGGCGAAGAAGTAATATCCGGCTGCCGGAGTAACCGCGCTGGTCCCGGTTATTGCTTTTGACCCAGTTGCCCCGGCCTTATTTAGTTCAACTTGCGCCGCCATAAGTTCAAGTTGTGACATTGATTATCCCTCCTTGTGCTTGGCCCGAATATGGTTAGCCAATCCTGACGGGCTGGCCGCTTTGAAGCCGCAGACAGAACAAGTAAGACCATCATCTGTACTGCCAGCCTGCTCTTCCTCTGCTTCCTCGGCCTGTACTTGGGCCTGCTCCTTAACCTCAATCAACTCTATTTCTTCGTGCTGGAAATGCGGCCCCATCCTTTTGGCAAGTGCCTTGTCCAGAGTTACATACTCGCCGTTCTCGTCGAATTTAAACATGGTCAGGCCGGTATTACCGTCGCTGACGGGGTGGCCCGGATTGGAAAAGAATCTATATGCTTTCATGTTTACCTCCTTGTAGATAGAGAGGGCGGTTTCCCGCCCCCCCCCAGTTTGGTCTAAGGCAGTTTAATCACACCAAGCGAGACATCGGACACGGTACCACTCTGAGTCACGGAGCATCCAATCGTCAACTTGGAACCGGTACTTTTGAAACGACTACCTTCCAGCGGACCGATCACCTTCACCGCCCCGCCGTCCGCCACATCGACAGACAGAGTACCCAGCACACTTGCCAGGAACCCGCCCGGTGCAATGGTAATGGTCGCAGTATTTACCGCCGCAGAATCGTTGTTGTTCTGCACGACGAGCAGCATCCTTTCGTCTGCCACATCGCTAACATCAACGGTCTGTGTGCTACCCATCGCCGTAAGAGTCAAGTCCACATCGTCATTAAAAGCCGCCACAGATGCAGTATAATCGCTCATTTATTACACCCCTCCTTATATAGTGCTCTCAGCCGCAGGAGTCAGTGTCAGCCTGACAAGCTCCTTGGGCCGGACTACTTTGCCACCCCACACCTGGAGAGACTTGACAGCATCGCCAAACCTCTTTTGGGGCCGGTAGGCTTCGGTTTCAGTCAACTGTGCCGCGAATGATACAGCCGCCTTGGTACGGGCAAGGCACTCGTAGGCAGAACCATTCACGACAATGTTATTGGACTCGTATACGTCGAATCCAAGCAGGTTGCCGAGGTAGCCGGTTTCAATGCGGCTGTCGTTTTTGGTTCCCCTGATGATCTTCGCCAGAATTATCTTGGTTGCGATTGCCGGCGACACCTCAAGGTATTTGGTGGTGCCCTCGGGCACGTTCACGGTCTTGAAATACTCCGCTGCCTCGGCAATGGCACTGAAGATGTTTGCAGTGGTCAATGCGGCCTGGGCTATGGTTTTGCCGGCATCGGTGTACTTTCCGAATATAAAGGTATCCAAGTCGCCGGCCATGGTAATGCCCATCTGCCGCTTTTGCTCCTCCCAGAAGCCTTTACGGGTCTGTGCGGCGTCCAGGTCGTCAAAGCCGATGTGTGCATACTTGGCCTGGTCGATTACCAGATACTGGGCCGCCGAGGTTCCGAGGTCGGGGTCGGCAATGTCGGTGTTACGGGTGTAAGTCTTTGACACAACCGGGCCAACGGTCAGAATTTTCACCTGATCGCCCTGCTGCTTGATTTCACCCTCATAATCAGTGTTGCAGTGCTTAACGCCTATGAGCACCTTGTCGCGCTCTTTCAGCACGTCCTCTGCCCATAGCATCGGGATGAAGTTTTTTGCGCCCACTTATGGTCACGCTCCTTTCAAAATAAAAGCGCCGGGTTATTTCCAGCGCTTTTCTGACTCTTTAACTGCCTCGTAATTGGACCTGATTTCCTCACGGCTCATTGCCGTGACCTGATCCCGGGTGAAGAATGTTCCTGACTTGCCCTGGCCCTTGGCGCTGCCTGTTGAGCTGTCGGCGTTGGCATGGTTGGCATCGTTAGCCTGTGTCTGTGCCCTGCGCTGTTTGTCGTTGTACCGGGTCAGCGCATCGGCCAGTCTACGCCCTTCCCTGCCACCGGATTTAAGCCACTTTTCGGCCTCGGCGAATACTTCCCTGGGGATGGCTTTCCATTTTTCTTCCGTGTTGTAATCCGGGAACTCTGTCGTGAATTCGTCATACATGGAATTGCGCCTGTCGATGAAGTCTTTTTCCCCTTGGGTCTTGCGGTCGGATTCTTCACGGGCTTTCCTCTCGGCCATGGTTTCCTCACGGAAGCGTTTGCTTTCGAGCAGTTCATTTAAAAGTTCATCCGGCACATTGGCATATTGTGACCGTATTTTATTCTCAAGTTCCTGCTCTTGCAGGGCTTGCTTGTACTCGGCCTCCGTGGTAATCGGCTTGCCTTTCCACTCATAACTCTGCTCGGCAATCCATGAATCACGGGCTTGTTGAGCCGCTTCCTGTCTGGCCCTCTCGATACCCTTGTCGTAGTTCATGCCCTTTTGGATGTGCTGAACCGCTTCCTCATAAGGTAATTCAAATTCTTGGTGGTTGTACTTTACCTTGATTTTTTGCGGTTCCGGTGTTTGCTCGACCTGCTGAGTGGTGTTCTCTTGGGTCGTTTCCTGTGTAGTTTCATTGGTTACTTCTTGGGTTTGCTCCTGACTTACTTCACTCTGGTTGGTGAATTCGTCCATTAACAATCATCCTTTCGGCTATGGTAGGCCGTTTATTTACCCAGTTTAAAGCCTTGTGGCAGGGCATCAAAAAAGCACTCCTAAGAGTGCAGGGAAAGGTATTTTATTTTGGAAAAGCGGCCTCATACCCGCCCTTTGCCATGTATTTGTCGTATAGATCCGGCCTATAGATATGAAATGACGGATAATGGGTATCAATCCATATTTTGTAGCCAGCACATGCCGCCCGGACACAGAAGAACCTGTCCTCCCCATCAAAGCCAAGGTTGTAAATATCGTCATAACATACGCCGCGCTCAAACACGCTCCTGTGCAGGAGGATACAAGCCCCGGTCTGTCCTACCTCGTAGGTTCCCGGCCTCAGCCATTGGGCTACATGGTCGTAGTCAACACCAGAATAGCTGTCGAACATCCAGCAGTTGGGCAGTGGCTGGCCTTTTTTGTCCCAGCGCGTCCAAAATATCTCAGCAACAATGTCCTTCTTGGTTTCCAGGAGTTGCACCAGCGTTTTAGGGTGTAACATGAGGTCTGTATCAACAAAGAAAATGTAGTCATACCCGTTTTCAAGGGCGAATTTGGCGATCCCGTTTTTCATCTTGATAATGTTTGCAACCAGCTTTGAAGTCCATAAATGCCGGTTCTCGTCGCTCTTGTATTCGTCGTCTGTCTTGTACTCAGCAAAAAAACATATCTCCGGGTGCGCCTTAATCAGCGGTATCAACTCTGGGGAGTTGTGCAAAATAAAAAGCCTGTCGCATTGACAAGGCTTTTCGAGGTTTTGCAGTGATTTAAGGTATTCCCGGAATATCTCCGGGTTTTGCCGAGCGGGGGCTGCAATTAGGATTTTCATTGTTCCTCCTTAAATCCATTCCACTATTTGGAGATAAATCGCAACCAGACTTGCTATGAGAATACAAGAAAAAACCACCATAAATATCCAAGGGCCTATATTCTCTTTGAAGTGGCGGTATTTCTCATACTTCCGATCAAGATTAAACTCCAATCCTTTAATCTTGTCCCCTATGTAAAGCACTGAAAATGTGAGTCCGACGATTCCTGCAAGTCCACTCATTAAAATTAAAAATGCCCATATGTATTTCATGCTCATATCCTCCTAAAAACTGCATGGTAACAGTACAGTCCGCAGTTATCCTCCCGTATAGCGTCCTGTGGCGGGTCTTTTTGGTACTCGGCATACTTGAACCCTTCCGCAATTTCAAACAGCTCTGCGGGCCTCCTGATACACGAATAGCGGCCATCCATTGTTAGGTCCAGGGTCAACACAAGCCTGCCCCCAGGCTTCAGCACCCGGTAAAACTCCTGCAACACCCTCTTAGCTGTGTCATAAGGCAGATGTTCCAACACGCTTATGCAGTAGATTGTATCTACATCAGCATTGCACAGCGGTATATTGTCAATGCTGGCCACGATGTGAAGTATGTTCCGGTGCGCCTTGCTGTTTAGCAGATCAGGGTTGATGTCTATACTGAACACCTTGCAGCCATTCTCAGCCAGCTCATATTGAAAGGGGTAATTCGGGCCGCTGCCAGCATCGAGTACGGTTTCGCCCGGCTTAATCAGTTGTTTGGCCCATATATATTCATACAGGCGGCTCCACCATACTTCAGGTATAGTAAAGTCGTATACTTTATTGCATTTCTCGTCCCCGGTGGTGAAATAGGCGTTATCCAAGGTCAATCCTCCTTATTTCTGAACCCACATATAATAATCGTCCCATCCCTTTAATAAAGTCTGTTCCTCAATCTCGCACTTAGCAAAGGAACTGCCCAGCTCCTGCGCCTGTTCCTTCGTGAAGCACATACAAGTATTGTAATTGATGTAGTCCGGTTTGTTTTCCAGCTTCGGCAGATGTATACACGCCCACCCGCCGGGTTTCAGTGCCTTTTTAATCTTCCGGATTGTTTTTATCTGCTCGTCATATGTATTATGCTGGACCACCTGGAAGCAGATAGCCAAGTCGCAGTAGTTTTCCTTGTCAAATTCGCTTGCCAGTATAAGGCTGACATTGACCAGGCTGTACTCGCTGGCCTTGGCGTTGGCCGCATCTAAGACAATGGGCGAAATATCAACTCCGGTATACTGCTTGCATTCCTTTGACAAGACCCTACCTATCCTCAGATTGCCGCAACCCCAGTCAACGATTATGTCTATCGGTTTTTGGGACCTCTTTCTAAATCCCTCCATCACCTGACGCGCGTTAAACTCGCCGCATCGGTTGTAATCTTCCTCCGGCATGGGTGGAAAGAACCGATCATTACCCATATTCCCGGTTATGTTGGCGTATGGGTTCACGGTCACGCTTACTTCATACATCAGCAAACCTCCTGAGAATCGGGGTAGGGTCAAGAATGCTTTGATACTGCCCCATACACCCGCTTTTCCCTTCGGGGTCGGCCTCCATATAGCGCCCATACTTCTCCTGCCTATCTTCCGGCCGAGCCCAGCCCCAGTGCTGTATTCTAACCGGGCAAGTGGCTATTCTTACCCCGGCATTCATCGGGAACCTGCCGCAATGAAGGGGAGTTTCCTTCCAGAAGCAATCAATATCCTCATATTTCACACAGAAGGGCCACACGCCATTGTGGGCCTGCCAGTAGTGATCATCACGGTAATGCGTCTCTGACCACATGTCAAATAGGGTGAATGCAAGGCTGTTACACTTGGCCGCCTCTGCTTGCTGTATGTAGTCCCGTATTAGGTCCAGCCGGTCAAAGGTTTCGTCGGCATCGAGGCAGAGGATCCAGTCTCCGAATTTTGCCTCATGTGTCGCCAATTCCCAAAGGAATTTTCTTTGTCTCAACTCATCTGTTCCCCAGTATGAGCGGTCAGAGTAAAAGACGTCAGCACCATAGGCCTTGCATATCTCCGGGGTATCATCGGTTGAGCAGTCATCCAGGACTACGATCTTGTCACAGACTGACCGCATCTGCTCAAGGACTTTTTCAAGGTAGCGGCCTGACTCATTTCTGACCAGCATCGCGCCAATTAACATAATGCGCCTCCCCTATCGTCTCGACGTTGCAATGGCCACACACAAGCGTAGTATCGCAGAATATCCTAAATCCTGCCCCCCGGGCCCGAACACAAAAAGATAGGTCTTCGCCCAGTATCTTGTGCGGGAAGAACCACGGCTGCGGTACGGTCTCGAACACTTTACGCTTAATCAGTGTACATGCCATGCCCACGCCCTCAATCTCGGTCAAGCCCTTTGGGTAGTCAAGGTAAAATTTGGCGTCCTGTTCGTTGCACTCCTTGAATATGCAGGGCTCATACCCCGGGGTACGCCGAAAGGCCAAAGCGGAAACTATATCCTTGTCGGCCTCGATTAACTTCGTGAGCAAGTCCACCGGGACCACCATATCCGAATCAACGAATAACAGGGCATCGTATTCCCCCTGCAAGAATGCCTTGACCGCTTCTTCCCGGGCCGTATAGACAAGGCTTAACCCGATGGGCAGCATATCAACGCTGACGCCCTTGTTACGTGCATGGCAAGCCATAGGGATAAGAGAATAAGCTGCCTGTGGTGCGACATAGCCGGTGTAGGGGATACAGATTAAGGCTTTCATGTGGCCTCCTAATTAACTTTGTTTCGCACTACTGCCGCAACTTTCAATGGTTCATTCAGGTTTGTCCCCGCACATGTCCCGCATTTGGGATTGACACAGACAAGAAGCAGCTCCACATAAACATCGCTACTCCCTACCTCACTTTTATACTCACTATGCGACACCATCAAGGGTTGCTTGCACTCCAGACACTCCACCGCCTCCACCTCCTACCATCATTTGAGATTCTTGCGCTATCGCCGCCTGTAACTCCGGCGATAACTGACCGATAAACTGCTCAAAGGCCTCCATTTGCTCCTGCATTTTGGCCTGCTGCTCCTGTTGCTCCACCTCTTCGATTAAGCCCTCTTTGTCGGGGATAAGACCGCTTGCGATACGCTCCAGGTACTGTCTGAAGGTGATCAGCTGTTTGTCTAGTAGGCTGTCCAGGGTCTGAATAGAAGCGATCTCCGACCACTGAGTAGAGGCCCCCACGTCGATCTTGAGACTGAAAGTTGTCTGGCTGTACTGCGAACCATCGAACGGTATCTGTACGACCTCCGACTGCTTTGTCTCGGGGTTGGTACGTTCAATCGTCAGCATCCGGGGGACACTATACTTTGTCAGCCAGTAGTCCAGCCATATAAGCCCCTGATCCTCTTTAAACTGTGCGAATCTGCGTTTGTTGGTGGACAGCGGCAGGACTGACGCTTTTTGCAGGGCAATAATACCGGCTGCGGTCTTGGTTACACTGTCATCACCAAGGGCTGTCTCATTTGCCCCGGCCATGTCCTTTGTGGTCTGCACCAGCATTTCAAAGAGGTTTTGAACACTGGCGGGAAGTCCCTGCGGCTGGAGATACATAGCCGCGCTCGTTATGTCACCATCTACCGGTATTGCTTTGGTTATATCGTTTGACCATGCCGGGATCCGGGAAGAGTCGTAAACAGGTTTGGGGTATGCGTTTATCATTGTCCACAAGATCATGGTCGCCATTAATTTGTTGATCGCGATATTGTTCGGGATTAACTCCGTGGCCTCGGCCTCACCGTGACAACTATTTTTGCGTGGTGTCCACTGTAGGGATGCCACCGGGTAGCGGTGTAGTTTGGTATCCCAATCCTTGCGAACTACAGCGGCCTGTGTGGATTTCCTGGCCCATATGGTGGTCACCCTATCCATAAGTTGCTTGCCTGTCTGGTCCATCATCGGAAACCCTGCGGGGTCAGTTTTGGGTATCTCCTCTGTCTTGGTCCACATCTTCAGCAGGACAGTGCAGAAACCGCCCTCATTGTCCTTATTGGGTTCTTTCTTGGCCCTGTCTCCTGCCCGGTACTGAGTATCACTGTCGCCGGTGATTTTATCTATCTCTTCCTTCGGTGCCTTGTTTCGCTTGGCTTCCTCTCGGACTTCTTTAACCAACTTACGAAATGACAAGATGATATAAGGCTGTACCGGCCCTCTCTTGTCGTTGGGCCTTGGGTCGCTGGTATTGCCTGGGAAGTAGCACACGTTGTCAATCAGTTCCCCGTTCATGTCGCCCATGACCGCGGCGCCCATCTCATTAACACCGGCATTAATGGTATCGTCCCAGTAGTAATAGATAATGCCATCACCGGACAAGGCGGCATCAAAAATGGCCTGCTCGTCAAGGGTAGACTGTTTTAAGTTTTCATCGACTGTTTTTGAGTAGTCAGAGAGTAACCTTGCCACCTCTTGCAGCATGGCAATCTTGTCCGGGTTGGCCGGGTCATAATTGGCTGAGTTCTCGGCGCTAAACTGCATGGTCAGCATGTCTGACATGATCTGACTGACCTTCCAATTGACTATCCTTTTAGTCACGTTTAACCGGACCTGTGGCAGCCCCCCGGTGTCTACTCCGTCCCAGTGGTGGCCGGCGTAAAACCGTTCATTTCGGTTAGTGGTGGCGAATAGGTTGAGGCTGGATTTATAGTCTATCCCGTCCTTATAAAGCTGCCAATCGACTGTTTGGGTCTGCTCGTCCAACTACTTCACCTTCTTTCCTCGGGCAAGAATCCATCATAAGCCATCATATTTGCATGGCCCTTCAATATCTCGGCTGTGGCCGGGTTAGGTTTGGGAGGTGCAATGGCCTCCTTCACGGCCTTAACCGGGGTTAGCTTCGGCGGCACGTTTCCCTTGGCTGTCTGCATACCAAGGCGCAGGCCGGTACGGAAGCCGAGGTAAAGGCATAGAAAAAGGAGTATCCCTACTCCTACGCTGATCAAAATATCCAATTAACTCCACCCTCCCTTAAAAAATCCCTCCGTCACCGTCGCGCTGTCGGCTCGGGGTTTGGGTTTTTCGCACTCGAAGTTATAGTGTTCTGGTTCCGGTGCTGGGTGCTTAGTTGGTATTGTCTTCATCCTTATAGCCAACCCTGTCACTCCATCCGGCGCATCGTCGTGTTTATTCTTGCCAATCTTTACGTATGAGGTCAAGGCCCTCATAAACTTATCGTAGTCGCTGCCAGGTTCGTAATCTGACCGGAAATAGAAATACTCCTTTACATACCCGGCATTCATTAGGATTCGCGTTTCTTTGTTGGTTGTTTCATGTTGGTCAATAACTGAGCATTTCCATTTTGGTTTAACCAGCTTACGAACATTACGGGCATAGCTGCTTCCACCGTTATTGGCCTCAATGATCTCTATATCTTCCTTGGCATCGATAATCTTCTGCGCTACAAGCGGTTCGGTAACCTCAACGCCGTCCTGGGTAAATACCACATCGGTTATGTAGGTGTAATCACCGTATCTTTTGCCTGTGACTGAACAAAGGTAATCGTCCCCCCGGTCTGCCGTATCGGTAAACCCTATAATACCGTCCGGCCTCTTTGTGGCCAAGTCTGCCATTGTAAAGCGGTTTAGCTGTTCAACGGGATAGAGTAAGCCCTTGGCCTCTATGGGGTTCTGCATGTACTCAGCTTCCCAGATAAAGTCCTCGGTCACTCGCTTAATGGACATATATTCAGCCGTTGTCTTTATTGCAGGGCAGAAGGTTTTGCCATATTGGTCAAGGGCCGGTATCTTTATGACTGTAAACTCGTCGCTAAAATACTCGCTTGCCTCGTCTGCAAGCCGTCCTATGGGATCGTTTCTGCTCCACCTGGTGGCAATGTGGATCTCCGGACATCCACTCTCAAACCGGCTCAGGTGTGTTGATGTGTACCAAAGCCACACGTTTTTTATGACTGTCTCGGACATGGCCTCTTCAATGTTTTTTATCGGATCGTCAAGTATGCCGGCCAGGTCGCAGCCTTTACCTGTTATTGGCCCACCCACGCCAGCACAAAAATAAGCGCTCCTTTTTGATGTTTCAAGCGCCCAATCTTCAATGGCTTTCCGGTCTGATTTTAGCTTTATCTTCGGGAATACCCTCAGATATTTGTCACTCTGCACCATCTGCCGTATATCATAGCTAAATGTGTGCGCCAGGTCTGCGGCGTAACTGTTTCTCATTATCGCGCCGACCGGATTCTTACCAAACATCCAGGCACACCACAAAGATGTTTCATACGACTTGCCGGCCCGGGGCGGTTCTGAAATGGCTAGTTTTAGTATTTGCTTATCTGTTACACCCTGAAACGCTTCAGCAATTTCTTGAAGATGTGGCTTATCATCTGAAAAAAACAACGGGTCCATATACCTACAAAAAAAATAGAAGTTGTTTATTAGTTTATCAATCCGATCCTCTTCAAGCAGCCTTAAAAGTTCAGTTTCCTCTTTTGGCGATAAGCTCATTTATTCTCGCCTGCCGTTCTTCGGGGGTTAATGTGGCGGTTTCTATCGGCCCCCCGTCCTTGCCGGTAAGCTCCACCTTGTCCGTAAACATGCCCAGGTGCTTGCCTATCAACTCCAGGGCCTTCAGGGAGTCATGGCGTTTGATTTTAAGGCCATCCTTTGTTTCTGACACCTCCGCAAGCAGGGTACCGTCAACTTCATCGCTGGGCCTTATTTTGACCGCGCTATACTCCTTTATTAACTTAATAGTATTGCCTTCCTCGTCCTCTCCAATATCACGCTCAACCCTGGCATTTTCGAAGGCCACAAAATCCTTAATGTCGCCAAAGGCTATCTTGGCCAGCTGCTGGAGGACTTTATCGGATGTTATTTCGGTTCGTTTTTCCCTTTTTTGTTGGGCCTCTCCTATTGCAGCCTGGATGTTAGGTTTTCTTAGGTTTTCATGGCCTATTATCTCGGCTGTCTTTTCCGAGTACCCAGCCCTCCTGGCAGCTGCAGTTGCATTCAGATCTACCAGGTACTCCAGCACAAACATTTTCTGTTTTCCCGTTAGACCCACGCCGCATCCCTCCGTTTAAAAATAATTTGATTTATGTGTTGACAACGCCAACCATACATAGTACATTATATACAAGAGGTTGGCAACGCCAACATATACCTGGCCCCCAGGGTGAAGGGGAAGGAGATTGAACATGACTAAAGAGTATACCATCTATAACCGCTACGATGGCGAGAGCAAGGAACTCACCGAAGCTGAAGCCATAGCTATCACTAAAGCAGCCGACTTACATACCGGGCCTTATGGCGGTATGGGCAGCCAGATTGACATGACGCTGTGCCGGTACGATGAAGCCAACGACACTTATGTCATCGAAGCTGTACACCACCGGGGCGAATGGCTTGCAATCCCCGAGAGCCAGTCTGCGTTTATGGAGCATGAGTTAGGTCAGAATGCCCAGGGGGAGTAGTTCCCCCGCTCTGCGGTTATAAAGAGGCCGCCGAGATTATGGGGGTATCACACAAGGCCTTGGCCGTGTATATCAAGCGCGGTTGGCCGGGTGGCAAACATTTTCCTGAGCCGGTCCAGAGATTAGCAAGTGGGCCGGTATGGAGGAAAAGCGATATAGAAAAATTTAAAGAATCTATCTAACCTCCCCCCGGGAGGTTTTTCTTTTTATCAAGTACCCGTCAAGTAAAAATCAAAAAAGCAACAATACCTGTAAGGTACTGGTCTCTGTTATAGTGGTCTCTGTTAATGGTATCTGTTCGTATACTAAATCTAGTATAGGTGGGTATATCAAATCTAGTATAGGTCATCCCCTAACCTATATCATTTTTAGTATAGGTCAATAGTGGGGTTCTTTGCGCCACTCGGCAAAATCCAGCATGTAATACTCGCTTGGTTTACCTGGCCTCTTGCTGATTTGAATTAAGCCTTTTGCCTCCAGCTGGTCAACGTGTTTTAGCACCGTGACCCTGCTTAATCCCCTGCAGTCCTCCGCTATCCTGTCTATGGATGGGTAGCAGGTCAAGTCCTCCTTATCAGCCCTGGACAGGAGCATAATGTATATTAACAGGTCTATTGAGTCTATTTCCCGGCTACCTTTATCCCTCAGCCAGGTGAGGTAAAAGGCATTTATGGGGAGTATATTGTCTTGTCGCATATCACCACGCTCCTGTGGTATTTGCTCCCTAAATGTTTAAGACGGGTGCCAATGGAGCTATTGGCCAGGCTGCAGACCTGTTTTACCCGCCAAAATAAAAATCAGCCACCGGCTGAAATATTTTCAAAATTATTTACAAAAAGGTGTTGACAGGGTGGTATCACCGTGATATATTGTGTATAAGGAAAAGTCATGAAGGGAGCAAATACAAATGCTTAAAAGTGAGCTTGCAAAAAACATCAACGCAGTAAAAGACCTCGGCAGAATCATAACAACAAATTTTGAATTAGACTTTACCGAAGGCACAATATATGACAACCACGGAAAGGTTGAGAGCTGGACGGACAGAGACAACTCAAAAGTTGCCTTTATCCCCGAAACTACAGGCAAAATAATGTACGTCCTGCACTGTGACCAGGTCCCCTGCCACGCCGTAGACTACAGTAATGCAGAAGAATGTGACCTGCTTGGCGCTACCGACTGCGAAAGTGAAGCCGAATGCCTAGTACCCTCCGACACAAAAATGAGAATCACCTACGTATCTAGCGAAGATGATTATAGAGAAATGGACTACTATCTAATAGAGTTTGAGTTGGTCATAGATGAAGAAGAATAACATTAACGACATCCTTATCCAGTTAGACCAACCTGCCTCAGATTATGAGTTAGAGTACAAAAAAATTAAAATAAAAACTAAAAAAGCCGTTGTCCGAAGAAGGTACGGCGGGAGGTTGCCAAATAAATTTTTATCTGATGCAGATTGGCTGAAAGAAGCGTATGAAACCTCTAGTGTAAAGCAACTAGCCGCTAAACTTAACGTAATCCCTGAAAGTATTTTGTATTGGCTAAAGAAGCACCAAATACCTCGCAAAGAAGTTGTTGTTAGGCGCACTAGAAAGTCAAAGACCGAGGAGGATTGACAATGTCCATTTCCCCATTAAAAACCCGCATATTACTGACCATAGACCGCGAACTTTTGGCTTGGGTTGACACTCAGGCCAAGGCCGAATATCGGGACCGGAATAACTGGATTATAGCCCAAATTTTAAACGTTAAGAAGGAGGTCGCCCCAATGAAAAAAATCTATAACGGTGAAAACTTTGATATCACGGTGGTTATTGACCTACAAGACGTTGTTATCCCTGCAAAATCCTATACCGAAGTAGTAATACCGGAAAACGTAACCTTCAACTCGGACAGCTTTTATGTGCAAGAAGAAGGAAACTTTTACGCCAAATACGAAAACTGCCACAGTGGGGCAGATATAGAAATCTACACAAACTAGTCGCCGGCATGGAAAGACTATACGGCCCCCGCAAATAGGGGGCTTTTTCTTTGCCCTGAAGGGCTCCAGGGAACCAATTAAGGTTTACCCCGGCAAATATCTAAATAGCTCTGAGCACCCACCCACGCCACTCTACTTCTGTAGCCATCGGACTCCAATTCAAGCCCATGGCTTTGCCCAGTTCAGGTAGGCGTTTAACATAGTATACCTTCTCGTCTGGGGCCTTGTGGTAGTCGGCTGGAGTCCAGCCATATTGCTCGAACATTTTACTCAGGCTTTGCATAAAACCTCCAAATTTACCGGCAAGGGCAGGCCGGTTTTACTTTACGGGCGGATAATACCCGACGTTGTCCGTCAGTACGTCGCGCCCTCCATGTGTAAATGAAGCATGTTCTACATTCTGTCCGACTGCCTTCAGTTTTTCGACGGTCTCTTTGAGGATCTGGTTTGCATCCCCCTCAAAGTTTTCCTGCCCTTCCCTGTATCCCTTGTTGTGGTGTGCGCCAGTTCCGATGATTGTAACAGCCCAGTTTCCCATGGTTACACTCTCCTTAAATTTATTTGTCCTTGCTAAAAGAAAACAGCCTTTCGGCTGCTGATTTCTGGGCCTGCGCTTTTTCGGATCTTTGTACGCAGGCCATCATAGTTTGCTCACTAAAGAGCTACACAGTAAGCGGTATAGCGCACAGGTTCGCTTTAAAGCGTTAACATTTTTATGCGCCCGTAACTCCGTGCCAAACCTGGCCGCTTACAAACTAAATATTATCTGGCCGGGTCGCCCCGGCCTTGGGATGAGAGGCAGGATAAAGCCACCTCTCCATAATTATAATATAGCACGTTTACCGTAGCATTTTCGTAGCATATTTAGTACACCTTCCTGCTAAATAGGCTTAAACTCATGTACCAGACTGCCCTTTCTCGTATCCGCTTACAATGCCCCAGTTCATAATTCAGCTTCTTGCCTACATCCTCCCACTTCATGCCCTCGATATAAAAGAGGTTCACCACATCCTTTTCCTTTTGCAGCAGCGATCCGATTGCAATATCAATCTTCTGCAAGTCGGCCCTTGTGGTGTGCAATTCGTCTGTCTTGCCCTTTTTGTCTAGTACGAAGCTGCGCCACACTCGATGGAAGTCCTTCCGGTATTTCTCCCGCCACTCTTCGGCCACCCGGGCGGTCTTGTCGGTGGTTTCCGTCCCCATTGGCATACCGTTTACCACCCTGGCATAGTACATCCCCTCAATGGCCTCTTCCTGCGTCTCCGTTACGCCTGCCCCCCCGATTGCAACCAGCTCATTTTCCAGTATGGCCACCCTTGCCTTCATGGCCCTATAGTTCTGTAGTTGTTCCTCGGTGCGCCTGTATAAGGTGCCTTTTTCGATGCCTGATGCCATCCCCGCCACCCCCTTGCCATATTTCCCACCCGTGGTATAATAATTCTGAGCGTATCCCTCGGGTGACCGGGGGTTATTTTTTATCTAAATATGCACCACGCGACAAAGGCACTGCAAATGCAGGCCACTGATAATGTAACTGCTTGCGGACAAGTTAAATCAATCATTGTCCCGTTCCTACTGCGCTCATCGTTTCATCCCCCTTATTTTTACCGCCCCTGCGGTTATTTTAAAAAGTAGCCCCGATCCGATTCCACGCGAACCGGGGCCAATTGCCTAAGATACGCCAAGACTACCTCCCTTCGTATTTATTCCTCACACTACTACTGTTACTCCCCCCGGTGACCGGTGCTGGCCTCCTTTAAGGGGGAAGGGTTTTGGCGTGGTGTCTTTAAATTGTTCATTAATTTATCGATTTTACCGACCTTTTTAATTGGTTGAAAATTTTCTTGATTATTTTATTATTTTCACTGTCTGCCAAACAACTATTAAACAATAATGTTAATCTAGCATGATTTAAATTATTAAACTTCTCTATGCTTTCAGGACTCGCTTTCAATCCTTGCTCCTCTAATTGTTTTTCTATCGGGGCCGCTAAAGCCCCAAAGTGTACGCCCATTCCTTTTTCATTCATAATCTCACTCCTTTTTACTGCACAACATTACCATTAAATTCACTTCCACCCCTTAACCTCGGCCAACCCTGCGCTCAAGTCCTGACTGATAAAGTTTATCGCTTCCTGCTGGGTTTTTAGGTCGGTCAGCTCGGTGTTTAGTTGGCTGACTTGTCTTTTTAAATCATCAATCAACTTCTTTTGCTTAATATCTACGTCAATGCTTAGGTAGACCGAAAAAAGAAGTGCCGCCATTACTGAAAAGAATAAGATGTTGTTTAGTAGTTTTTTCATTGTCCCACCGTCCTTTTCATCCAATCCCAGCCATTCCGCCTACACTTCGCCTCACCTTTCACCGGACAATCATCCTCGCAAGCTTGCCGATAAAAGGTTGTAGGGTATAAGCAGCAGTATTCTGAGTAAATCATCCTCGCATCTTTCCGACTGAAGCGGACAGGCTTCTTCGCTCGCCTTACCCCCTCATATCTTAGGCCGGGGAAGCCGTACATGGGATCACCCCCTCTATTAGGCACTCTTTTACTTTACCTCTAAAAAGTCAATGTCTGGATACCTAAACTTCAACAACTTAACCCTGATGGTATACTGCTGTGTCCTGACTCCCTTAACGTCAATTACCTGTTTTCGGCCATCAGATAAAGTTATTTCAAAATCTGCCGTGTATGTAATAGGGAGAATTGTCTTACTATTATGTTTAAATTTTGGCATTAGCTCATATTTTGGCTGTAGTCTGATTTCTTTTATCTCTCCGGCCATTTTGCGATATTTTAACTCCTGGTAGTAGCTGGATTCGCGCTTTGAGTCAAAGGTATATCCGTCAACCTCAACCTTTGTGTTGTGATATTTCCTCGGCATTGGTTTTACCGGCATTACTCCACCCCCTAAAACCTATTTGCCACCAACATTTCCCGGACAGCCGGGGTAAATTTCTTCGGCTCCCCAAAGGCTCCCCCGGGGCGCTGCCCGATCTTCCCCCTGTCGGCCTGGTCAATTACGATAAAAGCTATCTCTGCCGGTTTACGCTTCAATTTTTGTGCAATATCGGCTATGTCATTGCCGTTTTTCCAGAGGTTGCGGAACTTAGTTAGGTCCTCCGGGGTCCACTGAAAATTGTATTGTTCACAGGCTGTGTGGATCATGGGTCTCTTCCACCTCCCTGATTATCCAGCCAATTAACTTGCCGATTGCCGGCACGACTGCGTTTCCGCACATTCTGGCAATTGCTGCTTCAGAAAATCCAGCAAACCATCCCGGAGGGAATCCGGCAAAGGCTGTTCGCTCATCACCGTCCAAGATTCGGAGTGCTCCGTCAAAAACATAACTGTCGCGGGAATCGTATCTGCGCCGGTTTGTAGTAAGACACGGAATGACCTGCCTCTCGCCACAGCGCGGCGAATAATACCTCTGACTCCTCTGGGCTTGACATAGCTGTCCTGCATGGCTTGGCCAGGAGGTTTTAATACTTCCGATAATAAAATCCCTGACCCTTTGTTGCCCTGTAAACGTACTGGCGTCCGTCCGGATAATAGCGCATCGGTATCCAAGTACATCCAGTGCGGCTTCAAAGTGGACATCATCTGGTGCAGGAACATTTTCGCGGACCACCCACCGGGGCAGGCCGGGGTAATGCTTTTCTAGAACCTGCTGACATATGCGGTTTTTCTCAACCTGCCACGCCGGTTTAAATCCTGCATCCTCAAACCCTTTGTCTAGGCCGCCAGCTCCCGAAAATAAACTCCCAAACGTCAGCACCTCAACCCCTCCCTTTCCTCCCAACTCTCCACGGCCTATTTTGCCACCCTGGCGATCTGCGGTTCCCAATTATGTGGCGGGGCACTCCTGAACTCAGCTAACCCCTCAGTCAACACCTCGCCCCTTACCCCAGAAAGGTGCTTTCTCATGTACCTTCCTTGCCCGGCTATCGGCATTTTTAGCAGTGTGTCCCTGTGCTCCTTGCACCACTCGTAAACCTGCCATTTGTTCATCATTTACATCCCTTTCAATCTCCAAAAATCTTGTTGACTCCTTAGCGAAGAATATTTCAAGTTTGCCCGTGGGGCCGTTGCGCTGCTTGGCTAAAATAACCTCGGCAATACCCTTCTTGTCTGACTTTTCCCGCTTGTAATGCTCATCCCGGTATAGGAACATCACCACATCAGCATCTTGCTCCAAGTCTCCTGACTCCCGGAGATCCCTTAACTGCGGCCTTTTATCTTTCTCGCTTTCTGCCCCCCGGTTAAGCTGACACAGGAGCACTACCGGTATATTTAGTTCTTTGGCCAACTCTTTCAGGTCTTTGGATATTTCCCCGACCTCCATGTAGCGTTTTTCCGCTTTCCTGGCTGACCTTATAAAGCCAAGATGATCAATAAAAACCATGTCAAGACCCATAGTCACCTTCATTTTGCGACATCTATGCGCTATATCGATGGTGGTCAACCTTGTGGTATCGTCGATGTAAACCCCTGACTGTATAAGCGTTGACCCTGCTGCAGATATGCGATCCCATTCTCCCGCACTCAACATTCCAACTCTGACGTTTTGCGCTGACACTGCACCCTCGTTAACAAGTAACTTTTCAATCATCTGCCGCCTGGACATTTCCAGGGAAAAGAATGCAACTTTTGCCCCGTGGTTTACTGCTGCCGTTTTTGCTTCTTGGGCAGCAAAGGTGGTTTTACCCATTGATGGTCTGCCGGCAATTATAATCAGGTCTCCCCGTTGGTATCCGGCAAGCCAGGCTGTCAGCACGGGATATCCTGTCGGTATGCCGGTGATAGTTTTTTTCCTGGCCCTATTTTCAATGTCCAGCATGACCGGCACTAATCCCTGTCCAATATGCTCAAGTCCACCCTTAACCGTTTTAACTTCAATGTTGGATAATTCTGCCTCAGCGTAGGTCAGTAATTCCATGGGACTTTCGTACTCTCCATTAAAAGCCTTAGCCTTTATTTTTTCCAGTGCTGACAGTGTTTTACGGGCTATTGCCTTGGACTCTACTATTTTGGCGTGCTGCTCAACAAAAGACGTTGATGCAAGACATCCAGTTAGCCCGGCAATAAACACGCTGCCGCCTATAGTTTCAAGCATCCCTTTGTTTCTCAGGTAGTCGCACACACTTACCATGTCGGGGGTAGTTTTTTTGTTGATAAGGTGTGTGATGGCCTCAAATATTTCACCGTGGCCAGATATGTAAAAGTCACTCGGGGAAAGTATTTCCTGCGCCTTTTCTGCAGCCTCACGCTCCATTAGGCAAGCTCCTAATACTTGTCGTTCAGCTTCCTGGTCCTGGGGCTGTATTAAAGCGGCCATCTTCTCTCATCCTCTCGATCAGGTCCTGCATGGCTATTTCATCGTCGGTTAGTTCTTGTGGTGGTGACTTCCCACCACTTTTCTGCTCATCTTCCTCAAGCCTTTTAATAACCCAGTTCAGTATTGCCCGGTAATCAGATTTGTATTTTTTCCCGTTTGCCCCTTTGTAGTTGTCAAGGATTTCAATACATAGCCTAACCCTTTCCTCGCTGCCCAGTTTCGCCACAAGTGCCTTGTGCTCGGCATTGGTCAGGCTGACAAACTCGGCATATTTTTTTTTAAGGGGGGTAAGGGGGGTATTAGTATCTGTATCTGTATCTGTATCTGTATCTGAGTATGTATCGTGACTTCTCGTGACAACTAGTGACTGTTCCACTTTTTGTCGTGACCTTTGTTGTCTTTTCCTTTCCCTGGTGGCTTCCGGGGTATCTGATGGATTGTCGTAATTTCGTTTACGGAAGTTAATAAAGGTTATTTCTTCGTCAGTCACCTCGATAATACGGAGGCGTTCAAGGAGCTGGACGGTTTCGTTTAATGCGTCAATATCTCCATTTGAAACTTCAATAGCAAGTAACTCCGGATCGTATCCTGAGACGGTTCCCCGATTATCCTGCTCATTTACAAGGCAAAGAAGATTAAACCATATCCTGTGTTGACTATCGGTAAGTGACCTTATTTTTGCGTCATTCCTGGCCTCTGAGTACATCCGAAACCAATCCAATCCCCACGCCCCCTACTCCCTACTCAGTCACAATCTTCCATGTCCCAAACAATATCTGGCTAGGTGAAAAACAAAAGTTCCTATAGTCATATATCTCGCCGTTGACAGTTAATTCATCGGTTATTACCTGATATATAACTGGACTTCCGTCACCGACAGTGCAGCTAACCCTTTTACCTTCGCCTATTGCTTTTAATGCGTTCAGGAATTCCATTGTTTAACCCCCTCACTTCCTAATCATCCTTAAGCACCCCTTACCCCCATAAGCGCACCACGCACAATCAGGCTCCCCGCTCTCCGTCAGCCGCATCCTCTCGTAGCACTCAGGAGGGTATTTATCTCCCCACATCTGCCGCCAGGGGTAGGAGCAGGGAGGTTGTGGCTTATTCATGGGCAGTCAGCATTTCGAATTCAGTCACCCAGACCCAAGGATTACTATAAATAACCCAGGGTTTTCCCTTGAAGATACATGTTTCTTGGACGTCTTCCCAGGGGCAACTGTAATAAGAAACTATTTTTTCGTCCTCATACAAAGGTATGGGTTCGGAGTAGATGGAGTCCCATAGGGTATGATAGTCTTTGATTAACCATTCCTCAAAGTGCGGAAAAGCGCCGTTGAAAGGTCTAAATAATATTCCCTCTGCTCTACAATCAAACGGTGTAATATCCTGCACCCTCTCCACCCTGACGTTTTTCACCGTAAGAAATAACCGGGCGGCTTCTCTAGGCATGTGGATAGAGGGGCGCCACTTCTTACATCCCCCTTCTCCACAACAATCGTTTCCTACAGTAGACCTATAACAATAGTCACTGTGTCCGGCAAATCTATTTGGTATAGTGTTTCTGTTTAGGCAAAAATGTTGCCACGTTTCCCGCATCCAGAGAATGTCGCCGGACTGGTAGGGGGGTTTAATCCATCGCTGATTATCAACCCAAAAGGCTTCCGGTACCCTCTTTTTAGGGTCGCGTTCTATCGTTTTTGGTTGCGGCTTAATAATCCGCCTCGTCTGCATTTTCCGCCCATCCAGTATCGCCCTGACCATTTCCGTTGAGAACAGGATCGGTTTCTCAGCCATCCGCTTCCACCTCCGTAACATCCTTTCCGCAGTACGGGCAAATCCAGGGCACGGCCCCGGCGCTGAATGACTCTTTGTTGCAGTGGGGGCAGATACGGCTAATCATTGACCGGCACCTGGCCGACATACTCACATCTTTTCTCGCAATTCTTGCTATTCCCGCAGGTAAGACAGCAGGTACGTCTGCCGGTAACAGCACAAACATCATGGACGGTGCATTCGTCCCCTTGCTGGTCTTCGCATAATTGCTTTACAGTACCCCCGTTGGCCTGGGCGGCCTGTTCGTGGGCGGCAATAGCGTCCCTTGTTTTGTTGATATGAAAGTCCGTAACCTCATCACTACCAACGGTAACAAGAGCGAAAATTAAGTTTTTTGCCGCCCGCACCACCGCCTCCATCTCTCGGTAGCGTGAAGACTGGGAGGGGGAGGATAGGGCCTGGTTAATTGCCTTTAGGGCCTCGTCCATTTTTTCCATAACATATGTCCAATATCTAAAGTCAGCATCACCCTTAATGGTCGATCTGTGTGCCTCAACTACATGTCTAAGTCGCTCAAATGGGTATTCTTCTCCGACACCAGCGTATGTCAATGCCTTACCTGCAACTTCCAACGCCTCCCGCAGCGCCGCATTCATATCGTGGGACTGCTGGAGCTGGGATTCAAGCTTACCTATTGAATCTTCCAAACTGTGTATTTCCTCAATGAGAATGCGATCCTCAATGTCTCTTTCCATTCCTCACACCTCCTGGCTTATTCCGACTTAGGAGGCCGGTGGACTATGGGCTGTGTCGGTAAGAGGTCAAAAAGGAAGGTCGTTTTCATCAAACGGCACTTCGGTGAATTCAGCGTCCTGCTGTCTACCTTGTGGCTGGACGCTATCTTTGCCCCGATCTAAGAACCTGATGTTCTCACAGATAACCTCTACCACCTTGCGTCTGACACCCTCTTTGTCATCGTAGGAACGTATTTCTAGCCTGCCATCAACCACTACCATGTAGCCCTTTTTAACATGATTTGCGACTGTTTCAGCAAGGCCACGCCATGCTATACAGTCAATGAAGTCTGTTATTTTCTCGCCGTCTTTACTCTTAAAAGCACGGGCAACGGCAAGGGTAAACTTTGTTACTGCGACACCAGAGGGAGTGAACCTTAGTTCTGGATCTGCGGTTGTGCGGCCCACTAAAATTATCTTGTTATACATTAATTAGCCTGCCTTCCTCTGGTTAAACACCTTGACAATTCCCCTTGCTTCAGACTCGGAGAGGTCTTTAAGGGACCTTATTTCCCTTTTTATCATCTGGGAGAGTCCTTGCTTGAATTCTTCCTCTGTCTTTCCGACCTCGCCTCTTATGGCGTGGAGTGCTTTGATTGTGATGGGTTGTATTGCATCCTTGGGTGTTTCCGGTTCTTCTGTCCCAGGTTTCGTCTGTCCCTGCCCATTCTGTGCCGCCTGGGGTGGTTTATTATACTTAGTCGTATCCTTATCCCAATAGACATCTGCACCAAACCCCAAAGCCTTACACGCCACCGATATTGCATCGGTCAGGGCCATCTTGAAACATTCATCTGAGGTATATGGTCCACTCTTTTCCTTGGCGACAAATGAGCTGCCCCCGGTGCCGGGTATTGCCTCAGACCATGCCCCTTCATACTTAAAAAACAGTTCAATGTTCACAAATGCCGCTATTTCATCATTGCCGCCATTCTCAAGCCACTGCTTTGCAATTACATATCTCCAACCGATACCGCAGGGGCCGAATAGTTCAGTAAGTTGTTTGATCCTCCACATGGGATTGATGTCGCTTTTGCCGCTTAGCCTGCCGCCAGCTATTACTTTCAGGGCTTCCTTTGGCACTGCCCTGGCTTGGTTGTATATGTGCAAATTGCCAACCTGTGCCGACATTGCTACCCCCCCTATCTAATCCTTAAACTCTTGCCCTGCGTCAGCGTTGCCCCTGGCACTTCCGCGCCACCTTTCAAGGCTTCCGCTATGCGCTTTTTGTCGGGTATGCGTTGCTCTGGTACGATTGTGATAAATGCGGCTGGTATTTTGGCCTCATCCTCGATGTTAACAGCAGGAGGATTCTTCTGAAGTGCTATGGTGATTGTGGGGGTCTTAATTTTGTCCAGGTTAGCAAACTCCATCTGCCCCTGTATATACTCCTTAATATTGCTCACTCTGTTCTCAAGGGCTTTTCTGCGCTCTGCAAGGCGTTTTTCCTCTGCCTTGATAATACTCGCATCACCCTCCAGGGACCGGATAAAGTTGACGATGTTCACAGCCTTATCCTCAATGGCCCCCTCTATAGAGGCTAAAGTGTCTTCTATGACCGCAAGGTCAACAGTCTCATCGTTGACCATATCCCACACTTGGCGGTAATCCCCGGTCAGCTCGTATAGGCTAGGCATCGTGCTCAACCTCCTCATCCTCTTGGCAGTCGTCATAGTGGTCCATATACCACTTTGCGTATGGCAGCGGCTTACTCATTCACCCTCATCCTCCCTCAAAAAATCATCCTGTTCCTCCAAAATCGCCTGCCAGTTCGGGCCGTAAAGCCTGCGGTAAACCTCATCACGCTTGAGTTCTTCGGGGTTATCCATTTAAACTGCCACCCCCTCAAGAACCTCCTTGACTTCTCCGTCCTCTATGTAAACGCCCAGCTTTCCGGATTCGTCCACAATCTCAACCCACACCTGGAAGTCCTGCTCTTTTGCCATTTCCTCGATGAGCTTCATGTTGCTGCTGTCAAGAAGTGAACCGTCAGCTATGCGAATAACCCGAAGTTTGGGATTAAGGGCCATTGCCATTGCCAGAGATACGCGGAGCCTTTCAGCACTTGAACACTGCTTGAACGGTATGTCCTTGAAGGTTACGCCTGTTTCGTCAAATCCTAAACCTTCGATGGGGAATTTGGCCGCTTTCAGCATGGCCTCTTTTTCTGCATCAACTTTCCCAATGTCGGCGGTAAGTTTTTCGCTCTCCGCTTTCTTGTCTTCATACTTGGCCTTTGCTTCCTTGTAGGCTTTGGCATTGCGAACATCCTTGTTTGTTTCCTCCACCCCATCAAGCTTGCTCTGAAAGGAATCGAGGTCGGGGTCTTTAAGGGCGGTAACTTCGGCCCGGAGTGTTTTACCCTTCCTGTTGATGCCGTCCAAAAGAAGGTTTATACTGTTGCGTTTCTCTTCGAGTTTTTTAATATGTTCGGTCATACCTTCTATTTCAGTCCTGTACTGTTCTGCCTGTCTTGCCAACCCTTGCAACTCTCTCCGCTTCTCATCGTTGGCATTCTTGGCGTCCTGTGCCGACCGGAGTTCTGCAAGTACCTCTGATGCACTTAGTTCTTCGGCGGGAACATTTTCCCCCGGTGCTGTCATTCCGTCCAGCTGTCCCTTTAGCTGAGTGACTTCCCGGTTAACAATGGTCCTTTGGTCGAAAATGGTTTTCCTCTTTGCGTCCAGGGGAGCAGGGTCGATGCCCGTAAACTCCTGCAGGGTTTTGGCCTGTACCTTATCTTCCTGCTGGGCAAAGGCCAGTGGGTCAAAGGAGAGTCTACCCACAAGGGCATCCAGCATCTTTTGGGGGCTTTTGAAGGTGGCCCCATCCTTGTTATCAACCTTGAGATAGCTTTTGTCGTTGTCGGTCCATGTGCGGGTTACAACCAGATCCCCAAGGTCAAGAGTAGTGTTGGCCTTCTTCTCTCCGGTTCGTATGGGTTTAGGCATCCCCTTAGAGGCATCCGCACCAGCCAGGGCAAGCCATATGCAGTCAAGAACACTGGTCTTTCCCTGCTCGTTTCTGCCTGATATAATAACGACGTTTCCCTCCGGGGTGATTTCAACGGCCTTTAACTTCTTGATGTTTTCCGCTTTCAAAGTGATTATTCTCATTACGCAACCTCCAACTCATCAGAATTTATTTCCTCAACCTGGCAAAACTTAATCACGCAAAGGTGGTTTCCGCAGAGGATATTGCCCCCCGCTGTCCTGTGTATCTGCTCGCCGGGGTAAATTTCCTCCCGGCATTGCTCGCAGACTGCGATTGCCTGTTCTTGCTGGGGGTCCCTGCCTTGGGAGAACCTGTCGAGATTCATTACGATCCCTCGCTTTCAAGGAGGTTTTTAACCGCCTCACGTGGCGTATCCCCAAATCCCGCATTGCTTTGTTGGAGGTCGATAAAGCCGTCTCTTGTGGCGCACCACGCATTGCCATCCATGCAAACATTTATGTCTGTGTCCCACCAAATAGGAGCAGGACCCATGTTAGGAGCAGGATTATTGGAACTATTTGTGCAATATTGCCTAGCGCATCTCCAGCCACCACCATAATTAAATGTCCTTGCCCCACACTCAGGGCATGGCCCTAAATAAGAATGCCATTCATCTATGCCGCCAGAAACCTTTTGCCCATGCGCCCACTTGTCTTTCCCGGTATCGTATGCTTTCATGGCTTCCACCTTTCTTTAAAAACTTGCCCTTTCGGGCCGGATTCGAACCGGCGCATATTACCTTTGTGGTTAGGGATGTTCCATATCATCGTGGATTACTTGGCCTTCGCTTTCCACGCCACCGCCCCCAATGGTGACGTTAAACTCTTTCAAATCCAAACAATTCCGCACATCTGTTGAAAGCGTTTCTTTGATACCAGCCGCCGTCCATAGACCATATCTCCTTCCACTCAGAGCATCCGGCCAGCATCATTCTTATTGCAAACTGCGCCTTCCCACGGTGAACGGAGATTCCTCGCTCATCCTCTACTTTTTGCCTCCACCAATCACGGTAATGTTCAAAATCTTCCCTAAGTTCATTGTCGCCTTTTGGTTCTCCCCATTGTTCGGGGGTAGCGCCATCTTTTAGGAAGGATTTTGCGCTTTCAAACGGCAGATATAACAAGCAAGAAGTATATTCCCCAAAAAAATCGTCCTTTTTTATGGTGTTCTCATAGGCATTTATGATTTGTTCAGGTGTTGCCTTTACGGTCATTTCGTCTATGTTGTACATATTTAAACCCCTTCCTTGACCGCCCCACTCGGCGGTGGTATAATTTGTTTAGGAAATTTATCTCGCCGCCTTGAGCGGTTTTTCTTTATCTACCAGTAAATCCAGCAGCCCCAACTTGTATCTGTCCTCCAGCTCCACCAGCATGTTAAAATCCGTCTTTATCCTGTCCGTTACTTCCTTTGCCGCCAGGGTCAGCTCGATCCGGTCCTCTTCGGTCAAGTCTTCGGGACCATCCTTGTCTATGAGTCTCCGTCCCATGTCTTTAAGGGCCATGTCTGCCTCCTGGTCCTCTTTCTCGACCCGGCGAATCATCGTCTGCACATGCCGGTCTCCTGTAATAAACTCGAATATTCTGTACCCCGTTTCCTGTAGGCAGATCGCCATTCCCATTAGTGGGTGTGTCTCTGACAACTTCCTCTTTGCCTCCTGGGGGATTCTCCGCTTCTCCTTTATGGCCGCATACAATGCGTCCGTGCTGTAATTGGTCTCTGCCGCCAGGGCCTTTATTGGTATGTCGCATCTGTCTATTGCCTCTTGCAGCATCATTCCCACTGACAATTTAATCCCTCCTTTGTCGGATTTACTAGGTTTCATTGGACAGGGGTTAGGGTGTACTATTTAGATGCCACTCAATTACATCCCCCAGGCCGGAAGTTCTCCCGGGTGCTTCCGGTTTTAGTCCCGCCTATTCTTGACTTGCTAATATCTCTAAGATCTCGTTCGCTTTTCCATTTAATATGTCAATAGCCTGTCTGTCGGTAAGATTGAACTTGTCTCTTAGTTCTCTGCCTAAGGCCTTAAACTCGCCTATCGTTTTAATGGTTTCCAGCTTGTCATGGTATTCTTGAACATCCTTTGCGGTTAACATCCTTCTCACCCCCTAACTAACGAATCCAGCCGCTATTCCGGCCAGGAGCATTAACGACATCACGCCAATTATGCGTACCCGATCTGTCACCTAATCCCACCCCCGAAATAAGCTACTAACGGGGCCATTGCAAAGCCTGAAGCTGCTATTACCACGGCGGCTAAGATTATTGTGGTTATTACTTTCAGCGGCAGGCACTTCCTCGGGTTCCATAGCCTTCTGATGCTTGGGTCTTTTGGTTGATAGACACTATTGATCCGATTGATAACAGTTCACTCCTTTCGTTTAGACTTTTTCTTATCTCGTCAACCCGTTCCCTGACAATCATCCTAATTATGTCCGCAGTCCAGGGGCCGGGAGGATAATCTAACATTCCACAAACACCCCATTAACCAGTTGGTAAAACGTATCTGACTTAATTTTTTCACCATCTACCATAGCACACTGAACATCTTTTATGCGATCTCCACCTTCGTCCCACTCAGCAAGAACGATCCAACATCCAAGGGCACCCCTAGCTTTACTTTTGTAGCCGGTTGCAATAGCGACTGACTCTTTGCCCTCAACGGTGGCTGCGCTCCGGTCTCCGGTGTTGGTGGCTGCGCTCCGGTCTCCGGTGTTGGTGGCTGCGCTCCGGTCTCCGGTGTTGGTGGCTGCGCTCTGGTACCCGGTGTTGGTGGCTGCGCTCTGGTCTCCGGTGTTGGTGGCTGCGCTCTGGTACCCGGTGTTGGTGGCTGCGCTCTGGTACCCGGTGTTGGTGGCTGCGCTCTGGTCTCCGGTGTTGGTGGCTGCGCTCCGGTCTCCGGTGTTGGTGGCTGCGCTCCGGTCTCCGGTGTTGGTGGCTGCGCTCTGGTACCCGGTGTTGGTGGCTGCGCTCTGGTCTCCGGTGTTGGTGGCTACGCTCTGGTCTCCGGTGTTGGTGGCTGCGCTCCGGTCTCCGGTGTTGGATTTTTTTTTATCATCCCAATTCACCCGGTCAAGAATAAACTTAACGCCAGCCTCAATCAGTCCAGGTAGTTTAATTTCAGCGCCAATCTTTATTTTTGTGCAGGCAACCTTGCTATCGTCATTGTGCCTATCCGTTTCTCCGTCACCCTCAACCTCTGCAAAGCGGCTGTCGGCTGGTTGGTAATAGCTAAAAATATCCAGTGGGTTCTCGCAAAAGTGAAATCCTTTCTGGCAGGCTTTGGCTTCCCTTTCCTCGTACTCGCCGCCGATTTCGTATTGGAAGCCTTTGCATTTTAGATCTTTGTCAAATCCCTTGAATCCTTTAATCATGGTATCCGTCCTTCCCGGCCTACATGGCCCTAACTCGTCTGTGACACTGGCTGATACCTCACGCACACCGGACACTTGGCACAATCGTCACACTCCTCTGTTATGCGCCCCGTACACTTTGGATTTATGCAGTTCTGGCAACAGGTGTCGGTTTTCATGCGGTTGCTCCTTTCTGGCTAGGCTGGCTCGCTTCGCTTTTCCATCCATTCAAAAAACTTTTGTTTTGGCACCCTGACCCGGCTTCCTATTTTGATAACCGGGAAATACTTTTGCTTTGCCAGTTCGTAAGCTCTGGCCTCGCCTATCCTGAGAATTTCAGCCACTTCCGGTATCGTGAATAGATAAGGGTTTTCCTGCGGCCTTATAGGGTACAACTAGTTCAACTCCTTTCGTTAGGATTCGGTTCCGGTTGGATTTTGGGAAATCTCATCACATTTATCATCAAAAAATTTTTGCCAACGAAACCTGAATACCTTACCCAGATTCTTAGCGACCTTAACGCTGGGCACTTGACCGGCTTCTATCTTGGCTATGTAAGACCTGTCCACACCTGTCATTCCGGCAACTTTTTCCTGTGTCCAGCTTTTTTTGATTCTCAGGTCCACAAGCCACCTATTGTCCATCGGTGCACCTCCTTCTGTGAATCTATATCACAATTATAATGTGAAATCTG